AATGATCATGATAAATTCAAGTCATTTTACATATAAATACATTGTTACATTTTTAAAAGCTGATATAAACAAAAAAACCCATAAGATTTCTCCTATGGGTTTTACTCGGTACGCCATTTATTATATTAATATGGATTATAAGGTATCATTGGACGTGTATGGCATTACTGTTCCACCTTATATGCATGTAGGTCTCTCACCTACCCTTGTAATTTAAAATTACTTGCTCCAACCAATAAGTCCACACCTTACAATATAGACAATCCATAATATTTACTATAAACAAAAAAACCCATAAGATTTCTCCTATGGGTTTAGTATGTTTTAAATTTACTTATCGTTGAAATTCAAAAATGCACTGAAACATTTATAAAAAACGACAACTTCTCATAGTTAAGTTGTTAACTAAACAGTGATACCAGTTTTTTATTTAATTTTCTTACTAGAAAAAACTACAAAAACTTCTCCACTATCAGAGTATAAAATAAACAAAAAAACATTAACAGTTATCAGTATTCCGTTAATGATCTAGGTGATCAAACCTAAATAACTTCACCTAGTTACGTTGCTATGCAAGAGGCTTTACTAGGTATAATGGTAGCGAGGGCAGGATTTGAACCTGCGACCTGTAGGTTATGAGCCTACCGAGATGCCAGACTTCTCCACCTCGCAATGTATCTTTACACCCTAAAGTTTGCATTGCAGGGACGATAGGGAATTTTTTTAGTCTACAACTTTTTTGTAGAATTTGTGGAGAGTATTGGAATGAACCAATCCACTCGAAATGCCCTCTCAAAAGAGAACTCTCCATATTAAATAAGCCTGAGATTACAGCTACTATCCACGAACCTTTCAGAACATTATCAGTTCTTTCTTTATCCACTACAGTTTCCCATAGTAATTCGTGATTGCAAGTTAATTACGTTAACCAATCGTATCGTTGAAGCTTTTTCTGCTGCTTCATATCTACTCTACTCGTTTCAGAGCAAACTAAAGAGATGCCTCCACTAAACATCAGCAACACACACTCTGGCTTGCGACCTTCATGCCCCATATTAATTATGAGTTGTGCAACTTTTACTTTCAACGCCTTAGCACTTATGCTTTTCTATAACTCCTTTAACAGAGAAGTGCTTTTTTTATAAGCAATTTTGTAACCATAACGGAGTCTGAAGAGTTGTGGCTAAGGAGTAGCTTACTACCTTTTGGGCAGCAAATACTACACAACTCCATGTGAGTACCACCTCACTGTTTCTAACCTTCCAATACTTATATTCATTACTGAACTTTCGTATTATGGACTAAGTATTTCAACTGATTACCGCCCTTCATTGCTGGTACAATTACGGACTATAACCTTACACTTAAATCTATTGTATTCATCATACTCAATAATGAAGCCCTTACTTCATTATCAATGTAACAGCTATCCACTCGGACGTTCCTGTTAACACTGGTTAGTGTATTGCTTACTCAAATTACAACCAATCCGAAGACTGGAAGAATCGATATAACAGGTATTGGTAATCTGCTACACCTTTATCCTTGTTTCCAAGTTTATTTTTTCCGAAGAACTTTCTAATCCCGAAGGAAAAGAAGAGAGCATAAGCACCCTCAAATATTTTTAATTCAATATGTCAATTTTTTTATTTGCTGTTCTTCTTTAAGAACGATGCAAATGTAACTTTTTTTTTAAAACTATCAAACATTTTTTGATGTTTTTTTAAAAAGCGTGTAAAAGTAAATACGATTAATTTTACAAAAAGTTACAAAAAACTCAATAATTTTATAAATTTTTAACTTGAGTTTTTAAAATGTCTATTTGACATGTCGTCAAGTTGTTTTCTAATGTCGCTTTCCGAATTAGATGATGACACAAATGTACGTGAATTTTTCATATCTGCAAACTCATCTGCAATATTTTTTTGATTATTTTCCACCTTTTCTTTAGATTCTTTGCTAACATCCTCATTAATAGGAAGTTTCACTTCTTCTTTATTTTCTTGGTTTGTTGCAGTATCACCACTGATAGCATCTTTGTAATTAACTAAGTTTCGTCCTTCTTTATTGGCATCCATGTTTCTATTCATAGCTGCAATCTTTTCACTTAACTTGCTTATTTCACCATCAGATTTTGTAATAGGTTCTTGGTCACCATCATCTCTTGTATTTCGATAAGAGTAATCACTATCTCTCACAACTATTTTTACTGAATTATTATCGAAAATAGCATCTTCAAATTTTTGACCATCGGCAGCAAACCTAGCTTTAAGAATCGCTATGTTAGCTAATCCTGCACGTTTTTGTTCAGGTGTTTTTGCTACAGACATTAGGAAGTGAGTCTTTTGAGCACGTTTAATACTACCACCCATTTGTGATGTACCAATAAACTCAGCAGCATTTCCATTATTAGAATTACTGGAACTACTACCTAAACCACTACGGTTAGCCTGTATTGCAGTCCAACATGGTATATTATAATCAGTAGCTATTCCTTCAAAGGCTTTAATAATACCTTCATCTGCTTTATTCTGATCAAAATACTTTTCATGTGGATCAACACAATCAATATAATCTAGTACTAGTAAATCAAAACTAATCCCCCACTTTTTCTTATATCGATCCATCCACTGGCGTATTTTAGGGATAGTGATACCCTCTTGAGGGAATTTCTTAATAATTAATTTACCTAAATTATCATTATTTTGATAATCTCTAACACGTCTACCGACAGATTCAAGATTATCATTCATTTCACTTAGTTTTGTTTCAGACCATATAGCATAATGCTTACGTCTAATTTCATCTTCGGCATCTTCAAATACCACTTGAAGAACATTTTTACCTAATGCATGTCCTTCATTAGCAATCTTAGTTAGTGCTGTTGATTTACCCACACCAGTACCTGCAAGTATAATCCCCATTTCACCCTTACCTAGACCACCACCCATCAAATTATCAATGGCAAGTATACCAGTACCAATTGGCTCTCTAAAGTTCACCTGTAAGGCTCTATCTATATCGTCAAATATTTCAATACCTTCATCTTCATCACTACCAATTTCACTGATCTTCTTAATTCTCTTATCAAGTTTATAATTAATTTCATCATCAAATCCTTTTTTTAGATTTGACATAATAAAATCTGCTAGATCACCATATTCACCTTGCTTGATAAAATTATAAACCGCCTGTTGTACAGCATCACCATCGTAATCAAGGTTCTTATTAATTACTCTATCATTCCAGTTTTTAATATTTTCAGCAATACCCATTAAGATTTCTTCATCTACTGGATTTGCCGATTGTTTATATCGAGTGATTGCATGAAAGATACTTTTATTCTGTAGGTTTGGTATTTTACCATACTCATCGTAGTATTCTCTTATGACAGTAAAAAATCTTCGATGATTAGGATCATCAAAATATTCTGTCTTAAGAAAAGGAAAAATATCGTTACCAAATTCAGGCTCTGTTAATATCTGCCACAATACTTTTAATTGATAGCCACTGCCGAGGTAGCCATCAATAGTATATTCTTCTATCATTCTATAATTTTTTTATTGTTATTAATAAACTGGAATAAGAGAGTTTTAATATCTTAAAGTACGTCTTGTGTTTTTCACAAAATTAGGATTACTAATGTTTTCCAACATTAAATTCCTACGCTTATTAGAAAGCTCTCTTATTTGATTAATATGTAAACCATAAGTATAGATCAGATCGTAATCGTCCCACATATGAGTGGTATCTTGATCTTTAAGTTTACTATTAATTTCTTGAGCAATATCATCCACTGTCTCGCTCAACTCTATTGAGAATCTAGATGAAGGGTTATATCCTTCAACATAAAAATCTCTCTCAACGATTGGATTATCATTGATATATAAGCCAAACTTAAATTGAACGCCACTATAGGTTTTTCCATTAACCGTCTGGTTCGATCTTTTTTTAAGCTTTAGCTTGTCATTAAATGATTTACCGTTGCTACTTTGTAAATCCAATAGATTTTTATAGTAACCAAGGAAATCATATGTTTTTTCACCGAAGTCTATCTTGTGTGATAAATTTCTTCTTGATAATGCTTTCTGTAATCTTACGATAATAGAAAATATGTCTTCTCTGATATCTACCGAATAACGAACAACAGGGTTAAAAACATCTGCTGAAAACAGGGTTTCAATTATTGTTTCGTCAGCTTGATATAAACCAAACTTAAACATATTCTCATGTTCTTTATTTTCCATCTTAATATATATTTTTGTTATGCATTCCAAATATACCTTATAATTTTTAAGAAGTCAATTATTTTAAATCAGGTTCTTATCTTTTTTCAAATAATCTTTATACATCTGCTTCTCATTCATTATTACAGGATAAAATGGCTCAATATAGTTTGCAAAAGTTCCACCGTAAACCGATAAAAATTCATCCTCTTTCATCAGCTTAATAAGATTCTTTGAATTTCTGTCTTCATCGGATAGTGGCATATCAATTAGTTGTCCTAATTCTTCTTCTGCATCATCATTTAAGAATGGCTCAGAAAGATTCATTAGTTTATGATTTATCTTCAATCTTTCAATACTAGAAAGTAGACTTTCAAATGCTTTTAATGGTTTTTTCTTATTCTCAATTCTTTCCTTGTTAATCTCATTAGCTCTTCTACATATTTCTCTAACAGTAAATTGCTTGAATTTCATCTCAGGAAAATGCTTAAGTAATGTAGTTGACTTAATTCCCTTTATTCCAACTAAATTATCCGAAGTATCACCTTCGATTATTTTAATCGATAATGCATTCTTATAGTGATAATCAAATTCAAAAAAGAAATTGGTTTTATTTATTGGATTTTCAATATTACCGAACTTGATAGTTATATCATATTCAAGTAGTTGAAGAAAATCCCTGTCATTAGTGTATATTGTAATATCTTCATCTTTATTACTCTCCATTACATATGCAGCAATTAAATCATCTGCTTCGATTTCATCCACTTCTATTTGCCTAATAAATAATTCTTCGGCATACGACTGAATACTTTTTCTCTGCTTTAATAAAGACTCTTCTTTATATTGCTCTCTTCTTATCTCAGCTTCGGATAACTCAATTTTACCATACCACTTCTTATTCTTACGATTAGCTTTATAGGCTGGATCAATGACATGTCTATAAAGACCGCCATTTTCTCCATCCCATGCAAGTATCACTTTATTAGATTTAAAGTCTCTTATGAGTTTTCTTAGTGTTGTCATAAAGGAATATAGTCCACCGATATGTCCATAACTATCGGTGTACGTATCCTTAGCTCCATTAAAAGATCGTTTTAATAGATATGATGCATCAACTAATAATGTTCTAGTCCTCACAATTAACTATCCCTTTTCTCTCCTTCAAAATCATCCATTAATTGTTGATTATCTGGTTTACTTTTTTTATTGAGTGAATCCACTTTATCCTGTAGTTCGTCATGAGTAAAATCAGTTTCGCCATCAACAACATATTTATTTTTTATATCATCAGCACTAATGTTTTCTTCTCTTAGAACATCTCTAAAGAATTTAATATTATCTTTCTTATATGCATCCTTATCTGACGATTCAGTACCGATAAAACCATGTGGTGTTGAAATAAGCTTACCTTCAAATGATATACCACCAAGATCACCATCGATCTGGTTTTTCTCAACTCTAATCTTGGTTTCTACACCATAAGATACATCAGAACCACCGAATGTTGCAGCTATTTTCTTAGTACCATGAGATTGAATTCCACCATGATGGAAAATTAATCTAGCACCATAGAATAATGCCTCACCACCCTTATGTTTAATTACACCAGCACCTTGCATTGAATCAATCCATATCTTCTGAACACCAATTAAAGTATTAGTATATGGTTTATCAACCTTTCTTGATCTTGGTATTCTACTGTTCACTAGATACTTAAATGCTTTCTCAAATGCACCAGCATTCCACATGTTGTTATCATTACTGTTTTTCTCGTGTGCATTAATTGTTTTTATACAATCTAAAGTACCAAATGAATCAACAGCAAATAACAAATCAAATGGTAATTCACCAGCATCTTGTAAATCTAAGAAGTGATGAATACATTGTGCCATATCCTCAATAGCAGCTTCATTACGATTCTTATCTTGATGTTTACCAAAATTTTCTAGTAAGAAGTCATTATCAATATAGATATAGAATGGTTCATTATCTGGATCATTCTCATCACCCAAATTAAATCCCATTTTCTCTAGACGAGATAAACTTAAATTGTTTTCAGTATCAATAATAATTGTTAATACACCTTGTTTTTGTGCACCTACAATTGCCTCAGATAATGAAGTTGATTTACCTGTGTTTGAGAAACCTCTAGTTAATGCAACATAACCCATTGGAAATCCATCCAATCCAGTTGCACTTTTAAATGCTTTAGAACATTTCAACCACTTTAATGGCTTGTTCTGTATATTTTCAGTATTAGTTTTTTTCTTAAAGTCTGTCAATGAAAAGCTCTTCTTACCTGTTGGCTTTCTTGCAGCTTTGTTTGTTGGAGTTTTAGCCATTATATTTTTATTTATAACTAAATGTTAATGTTAAAAAAAGGTGGAAGATAACTCCCACCTTTATATAGTATTATATTGGTTATTTAGAAAGGAAGATCATCATAATCTTCTTCGGAATCATCACCTGCAGGAACTTGTTGCTCTTGCTGTGTTTCTTTTGGTGGTTCATCTGGAGTATTCTCAACTGGTGCTTGACTAGCTGCAGTCTTTTCTACACCACCACTTAAGTCTACTGCATCGTCATTATACTCACCAACATCTTCTTTTGAAACATTGTTGATATCAACACCATCATAAGACTTTCCAACAACGTCAGAAGCTTTCTCCACTTTTCTTTCAGTAGGTTGAGTTGAACCTAGAGAATTATCCCTATTGTTCATTTTCTCTTGTTTTTCATAATCTCTTGGATCAGGAAAAACCCACTTCTTGTTATTAGAATCTGAATCATCCCAATATGGATCAGTACCCCTAGCAACACGATCTAAAAATTCAGAGTCGGTTAATTCAGGTGCACTTGCAGGTTTAAAAACATCTCTCCATGTTTTGTCATCACTCAACCACTGATTACGAATTAATTCGTCCTCAACTAATGGTGATGAACCTCTTGCCATAATGTTAGATACATCTTTAAATGTTCTGTTAGAACCCGGTATCTGATTATCAACAACACTGATAATTAAATCAGTACCTTTGAAAGGATCAGCAAAATCAACTTGATTTTGCTCTACAAAGTTTTGTAGTGCTGGCATTAATTTATCATAGATACCTTGTTTTTTGAAGTTATGTTTGAATCTCCAAAACTTAACACCATCACCAGTACTGTTTTTGTCAATACCTTTAACAATATAGAATTTTTTTGCATCGAATCCCATAGCATCTTTATAGATTCTATCGTTTTCTTTTTTGATCTCCAATTGTTGAGCGTTCATATCTTCTTTCTTAACTTTAAGAATAGATCGATCTTGCTTTTTAAGCAACTCATCTTTTTTGTCACAAATTGGACATGGAGCAGGAATCATAAATGGTTTACCATCCGCATCCGTTACAACATTACCATTAGCATCAACTTTTGCTACTTCTGGATCGTTGTGTTTTGGACAGTAAATTTTTCTCCATCTTTTTCCCTCTGAAGAATTAGTTTTTACTGCATGAAAAAATGCAGTCTCAACGTGTCTACGACCAGCTTGTGGTGGTAGAATTCTAAATACTTCTTTTTCTTTTCTTGGGGTAAAATACCTAGCGAGGATTTCTTCTTTGCTAAGTTTCTTAGGTTTATCATCGCCTTGAGTTTTGTAGTCAGCGAATAAGGCTTTCGCTGCATCAAGATTACCACCTTGTGGTGCTCCTGAATTCTGATTTGTGTTTTCCATTAATAATTACACTTTATATTTAAACTTCACTTATATTACTCTTCACTTTTTTTGTTATGCTTTACAATACTACGAATTAAATTTTCAATTGTCAATCTTTTTCAACTTTTCACTTAATTTTTCTTCACTTTTTTTTATTTCACTTCAAATTTCGTGTATATAAATACTGGAAATTATAAAATATACTCGGAAAATAACTGTTATTTTAAATAAAAATTTTAAACTATTTCTGTAGAAGTTACAGTAAAATAAATTGGTTTTTTCACATTGTAAACACCACTATCAGAAATTTTAACTTCTAAATAATAGTCTTGTGGAATTAACCATGAAGTATCTAATAAAAATTCATATCCAGCAATAGTACGATCTAACTTAGTAAATGGAATTACATCTATATGATGATCGACATCTTGTTTAACAAATAATCTATACTCTAAATTTAATGGAAGATTATTGTTTTGATCAGGATATAATTCTCTTACGTCAACAACAACTCTTCTTGTATCACCTGCTTTTATGATTTCACCATTATTAACACCGATTACATTAAAAAAGTAATTGTCAAAATTAACTCTTCTAGATAAATCAAAATTTAGATATTGATCTTCATTTATAAGATAAAATTGTTGCACAACGTCTTTGGTTCTTCCGTTACGAGTCACATTCCAAATATCATTGAAGATTACTTGATCTGGGTATAATTCAGTAGATGTTGAATATGTTACTTTATATACACCATTTCTTACTTCTTGGATACTATCACCACTAATAACTGTAGCTTCATTGCCTTGATAGTCATTAATAGTTACACTGTTCACAGTAACATCAACACTATTACCACCAGCATTAGCATATAGATAAAGATCATTTTCTTTATTCATATAGAAATACTCTCTGTCGTCCTCTATAAGGTCTTCAACTATTGTTTCTACATATGGCTCATAAAAAGTAGGAGAGTCCTTCACATGGAACGCTACTGCCTGTCTTTGAAGTGTAGTACCAGACTCAAGATCATCAGTAAATTTAATACCTAATCCGAATGTAGTTCCAGTAAAACCAGTAACACCACTAGCAAATATTCTTGAGTTTATGTAATCGGTAATATCAGTAACGAAATTTTCACTACCATCTTGGAAATCTAAACTATCTAATATTGTCGTGCCACTAGTTACTGCACCTTCTACCGACCACTCGATACTTGTTTTTCTTTCAAACCAGTTTGATGCTTGTTTTGGAATACTTGGAAATTGTTCATCTATATAAACAAAATCATATCCATTACCTTCGTCCCAATCTTCTTCAATATTAAATAACTCTAATGTAAAACTAGCTGCTCTTTGTGTTTCGCAATCAGCATATCTAGAACCAACTAGTTCTGGAATTATTCTTATTGTATTAGTAAGATTTAATTTGTGAGATTTTATTAGATCAGGATTTAATACACCAGAATTTAACTTATCAACTAGGGGTTGTAAGTCAATATCAAAGATAAAACGGCTAACTCGATTTTCTAAAGTCCCGTAAGATATTTCACTTACAGGATTTTGAGAGTTATTTGTTCTATTATCTTCAATTAATGTATTGTTCTTGGAAAAATATGACCTGAATCTACTCATTATATTATTTTAATATAAATACGTTGAACTTAGCTTATTGATGATCCTAAAGCTGCTACTGCTTCTTCCCAAGAATCTTTTCTATCATAGACATCTTCCACACTACCATTTTGGTCTAGTTGTACTAATAAATATTTTTCATTACCACTACCCATTGGTTGCTCAACTTTTCTTATTGCAATTTTTTTATCCTCCATTCCTTGAGGAATCCAATTACCTCTACCATCATCTTGGAAATTCATTTGAGTAGCATCTGTTTCATCTAATGGTTCATTGGGATTATTTGAATAGTAATCTGCTTTTCCTTGTACACCCTTTTGTCTCCATTGATCAAATCTAGGATTACCTACAACATCATATTGTCCATTAACTGCTTGTATCTTTCCTTCAGTACCAAATTTTTCGATGAAACTATCTCTCCATTCAATAATATTTGGTGGATATACCATACGTGTAGATGCATCAGCATTAGTAGTTGATGGTAATGAACGACCCCATAGATTTTTATTATCAGAATCTAAATCTTGTATTGGTATATCTATGTTGTTATTATAAGGGTAGTTAGCACCAGACATAAAATCAGGATGTTGTTGCATTATTGAATCAAACCATTCTTTATGTTTTTGTACACCAGCTTTTCTTGCATTGACTTCTTCGGGTGAATCGTATTCACCTAATTTTTTTGGAGAATAGTCATCAACCCAATGTTGCGATGGGTCTAATAAAGCATCAGCAGAATTATCATCTTCTTCTGGTTGTTCAACATCAGCACCAGACTCCATATCAGCTAATTCATCATAGTAGTTAGGAATTTCCATCAAATGATCCATAGCAATTTCCAAAGCTTGTCTTGGGTCATCAGTATGTTCCATTTCTACTTCCATGCCTTTCATGATTTGTCTAGCATCAAATTCATTTGGATCAGCTTCATCAGCAAGACCACCTTCGATTTCTTGGTACTCTTCACTTTCTTTCTGCATTTTTAAATTATCAAAATTTATTTGAGCTTTTGTATCTCCTTGCTTATATGCTCTATCAAGTGCATTAGTTACCACTTGAGCTAATTGTCTTGGCTGTAATGGTTGTTCACCTGCTTTTTCTGCTTGAGCATTATATTTAGCTAAATACTTACCAAATTTCTCACCAAAATTTTCAGCATATTTTTGTATTTTACCTAGTTGATCATCACCAGTACTTCTATGATATGCTTTTTTAACATTACCAACTTTGTTCTTAACATTATCAACACCTTGCTTTACTTTATCTCCAATAGATTTTCCAACGTATTGACCAGCACCTTTAAGTCCAGCTAACGATATTTCATCAAGCTCTTCTTCTTCGGCAATCTTATCTAATGACTCATGGTCAGTTTTCAAATCATCAATAGCTGGATAATCTACACCACCATCATATTTGTTAACTTGCTTTTTTTCAGCCTCTTCGTCACCACTTTTTTCTAGATATGATTTATCATTAACAACTGGTACATCAAATGTTTCATTAATTGTAACTTTATTAACTCGCTCAAACATTTCTTTGAGTCTTTCTTTAGAACCGTTTGGATTATGTACTTTCATTATTTCTGATATTTTTTACTTTCAGCTAGATTCATGTTGAAGCTCTGATTTATTTCTTGATTGTTGTGTTTAGGTAGGTCATCGAAATCAGCCATATATGTGCCGTCTTCCATCTGCTTAATGCCTTGAATACCGTCAACTTCTCTTCTTGCTTGAAAAGAATTACCTTGCCACATATCATTAAGATTATAATAAAAAGGATGTGAATCTTCCTTACGTTTCATTAACTTTTCCACGTTTTTAGGTTCACGTACTTCTTCTACATCTGCAGATAGTGTGCCTAGCTTACTATTTAGAGACCCAACAGTATTTTCTAAACCATCAATAACTGCTTGCATTTTTTGCATTGCAGAAATATTAAGCTGAATGATTTCATTTTGCTTTTCTTCTACAGATGGTTCTTCAGGCATAGGTTGCTCCACCCCCATCTCAGGTGACATTTCTTCACCTTCAGGTTCTTCTGGAACATCAATACCCATTTGACCATCATCTGCTACATTATTCATACCATCTTCAGGTTGTTCGACAGGTACTTCAGCAGGTGGTTCTTCACCACCTAAAGCAGGGTCTTCTTGTGCAGCAGGGTCTTCTACTTCTGGTTCTGTTAAATCAGGCATTTCATCATCCTCATCCATACCACCAATTAATGAATAATTAGCTTCAGAAATATTAGACAATTTTCTCATTCTCATGAGTCTTTCATTAACAGTCTCTCTAATATGTGCCATTTTCTAAATTAGTATTGCTCTCTAAGTAATTGTTTACCATTTTTAGTTACATAAATGGGATCAACTCTCTCAATTAAACCTTCTCTTTCTTTCATAACGACTTTTTTCTTGTCAATATTACCGTTTTCTGGCTTTTTTGACTGCTCTTCGTTATCTAAAAATCCTTCTAAAGCTTCTTCTTTTGTCTTTTTCATAATATTTATAGTTTCTTATAAATACTACGGAATAACTATTTTGACAATAATACTACTAGATATCTCTTGAGATTGGTATAACCACCAAATATTTCATTGAATTTTGCAAAAGTATCACCTTCGATATCGTGCACTATATTATGAGCAGGTGAGGTGTCTGATGTACCAATAAAGGTTTTGGCTGCATTCTCCATGCCGAAGAAATCCCAAGTATTATGATCAATACCATATATTTTTTTATGATAATCACATAATATGTAAGTCATATCATTTTTATATGTGTAAATACCATCTGTTTTAATATCACCAGTCCTAGATTTATACCAGTTAAGAATATTAAATTTATCGAATAGTTTTTCCTTTACTGGATCAATTAATACATATTCATAATTTGACTCAAAATAATAGATAGGTGCATTACGTACAAACATGTCAATACCGCTAATATGTTGAGATTTCTGTTCATTAAATGAGAATTCCCAATACTTACTATTGGGTATAATCTCTTTTTCTAAAATACTTATTGGTTTATTAGAATGCTCACTTAGAGATGATTTCCAGTGATTCCAACCAACAAATAATGTCGGTAGATTAAAATCAACATTTAAATCATTACCATCATTTTTACAATCAAAATAATTGATATAGTCAATCAGCTTATGATTGACTAATTGCTCTTTAAAAATTATATTTCCTATTTTATTCATAGTATTTATAATAATATTTTAGT